CCAAGCCATGGATATGTTCTGTGTTGTACGAGACCAATTTCGTGAGACTTGCGCCCTGTCATTTCATCGTACAAATCCCGTACAAAAGGCTCAAGGAGCGTCCCGTGTTGCGTGGCTGCATTTCCCGCCCATTTTGTTTTAAGCACTTTCTTTTTGATAAATGCATCAGTACTTTCATAATGGTTTTCACCAATTGCACTCGCAACATCACTCGCCGTAATCATATTATCACGCAGATCTAACCATTCCTGGGATCTTTGTTCTGCGTACTCAGCCGCGAGGAGTTCTCGCGCACGAATCAGTACTCGGTCCATTGACGGGAATCTTCTTATTCTTAAAACGTGGATCAGTCTTAAGTACAATCTCTGCAGCATTTTGCTCAGCTTGCTTTTTTGTTGTTGCGAAACCAGAACCACAATCCATCCCATCCACCACCACCGTGATGAAAAACTGCCCATTCACCTGACTCACGAGTCGGTAATCAGGCAGGGCGTACTTGAGCGCCTGACACCAACGCATAAGTTGATCCTTGTAGTTATCATCAACCAGTGATGTCTGAACCTTTGTGAATGAATTGAGGATGAAATTCTTGGCGTGAATCATCCCGAGGTCCAGGTAGATGGCTCCCACGACTGCCTCAAATGCATCCTCCATGATGTGTTCATTCGTGTTCCAGCCATTTCGCTCACCCTTTTCATCCATCAGAATAAGCTTATCAAGACCAAGCACTTTGGAAATTTCACAAAGAGTTTTACCACGGACCATCTTGGTTCGCGCCTTGGTAAGGAACCCCTCCTGTTCCTTTTCGTGAAGATCAAATAAGTGTTTTGTTATGATGAATCCAAGTACAGAATCACCCATAAATTCAAGAGTTTCATAAGAACCTGTAAGACCCGCGTACCGCTTCAACGCGCTTTTGTGAGTGAAAGCCCGTTGATACAGTTCCATATTTTTGATTTTTGTTCCGACGAGCGAATTTAGCATCTCACGCGACAAGCCGGGAATAGTTTCCATGTTTATGTTATATTACACACAAGGTTTAGTTTTAAGCCAAACGGATTCAGGCAGTCGTCGGCTTTGCCACCTTTGGGCGAACCTTCTTCTCCTTTGGGGCGGCAGCATCGGTTGAGGTTGCTGCCACGATTGGGGTGTCTGGAACCTTCTTGGCACGAGGCTTCTTCTCCATCTCCTCCTTGATGTAGTGCTTGCTCAGATAGTGCTGCAGGTTCAGGAACGTCAGCTGAACACCCTCTGGAACCTCCAGCAGAGACTTCAGCTTATCATCGAGGCTAATCTTCTGCCCCGCCTTCAGACCGTTCGTCTCAAAGTACTTGTTCATGTGGTTAGATACCTGGGAGCGAGAGATCATATCCTCGGGACCCAGGCTCAGGAAGGTGCGCAGAGCATCCGTCACCTTCTGGGGCTTATTGAAACCGTTGTTCTTGGTGCGAGCCTCCTGCTTCTCACCGGTAGGGTCCTCAATGTGCTGGCGAATCTTGCGAATCTCCTTGCGCACAGCCTTGAGCTCCTTCATCAGGGCGTCGAGAGTTACGGGGGCATCGGTGGTGGTAGCCATCTTATACTCTACACACGAGACAGGGCTTTAAGTGCTATTGCTGCGAGTAGAATCATGACCAAAATCACGAAACCTTTGAAAAAAATTTGCCAAACCTTCTCGTCTTCGGGCTGTGGGTTAAAAAACGGCGCAGACCCCTTTATTTCTGAAGGTTTGTCACTCTGTGGTAAATTCACATTGAAACCTGGAGGCAACGAGCCGCCCCCAGATGGACGAAAGTCTTCACCGAAAATTGGGTACGGACCGACATTTTGACAGGCGGGAATGCAGCACCCGAGATTGCATGGATACACCAGACCGTTCTGTCTGTTTATGTACCCACAAATTGAAGTTGTTATATCCAGGGGATCGGTCAAACACTGACACCCTGAATTTACAAATTCTGCACTGCATGCGCTCATCTAACATTAAAGAATATTTTTGTTTATAATACAATGGAGTACGGAAAGCCCCAAAAACTTCCAGATGGTCGTTATTTTTTGAAGATTAATGGATCTCGTCATCAGGTGAATGGCGTGATTCTACAAGACTTGCTGACATCCAAGTCAGTCAACTTCAAGATTGATGACTCTAAATTGTTTGCTACTATTGATAACGAGCTACTCTCTCAGGCGAAGGAGTCTCGGGTTGAGTGGTTCGGCAAGGAGCTCAGTGACGAGACGATCGCCAACGCCTTCCAGGAGAGCGTCACGGACGGCGTCCTCAGTGCATCACTGGCAACCGTCAAGGGTGAGGTGGTCACCATGGCTTTCGACACCCAGAAGAACTCGGTCGATCTCCAGGAGGTTGCGACAGGTTCAAAGTGCGATGTACTTCTTGAGCTCTCAGGTCTGTGGTTCCTGAAAAAGTCCTTTGGTCCCATCTGGCGTGTGGTTCAGGTGCGCGTGCGCAGCGGTGCCGCGAAGCCGACTTTCCCCAAAGAGTACCTGTTCGCCGACGATGCCGAGGAGGAGGATGAGGACCCAGCTGACTACCTGGACTGAAAGACTTTGAGTCCAGCCAAAAAAATATCACCAACTTATAATAATGAATCGCAAGGGACTGGCAATCATGGTTCTGGCGGCAGTCATCCTCCTGCTTCTTTTTGCCCCCACTTGCCGCACCAGCTCATATGCATCAGCTCAGCCACTTGGCTTTAACACTATAAATGATGGCACCGCTCAGAATCAATCTAAAACCGGCATGGGTTCTCCCTACTCAGGAGGTGCGGCCGGCGGCAGCTCAGTGTCCTCCGCCAGCCTGATCCCCCGCGACGTGGTCGCCACCGAGGACTTTGGTCAGTTCAGCCCAGACAAGATCCTGGGTAACCAGAACTACCTGGACCCCCGCAGCCAGATCGGCTACCCAGAGACCATCGGCGGCGTCCTGCGCAACGCCAACCGCGACTTCCGCAGCGAGCCCCTGAACCCCCGCACCCCAGTCAGCATCTTCAACCTCAGCACCATTCCCCCAGATGTGATGCGCCCCAAGTTTGAGATTGAGCGCGAATATCAGTAAATTTCGAGAGGCTTAAAAAATAGACCATTTTAATTAGAAATGGACTTTAAAAATGCTACGACTGAGTGGATCTCTATAAAGACCCAGCTCGCCGCAGCTCGCAAAGATCTCTCAACGCTCAATCAGCGTGAAAAGGAGCTTCGCGAGTTTGTGACTAAACACATGGGGGAGAACAAAATTGACACCGTGAATGTCCAGGACAAAGTTAAGGTTAATTTCAAGCTTAAAACTGTCAAGGGTAGTATCACAAAAGACGTTATCAAGAGGGGTTTGACCACCTTTTTTAGTGGAAACGAGGTTCAGGTCGAGGGAGCTTTCAACGCCATCCAGGACGCAGTCGACGTCAAGGAAGTTGCGGGTGTTAACGTATCTGGTATCAGTAAGCTCCTGTCTTAGAGAGACTGAACGTAACTACAATAAGACGAAATGGGTATCAACGATGAATACTCACGCGATGCGTACAATTTTGAACAGTCGTGGGATTCGGATGATTTAGATGATTTTGACAACGAACTTGACCCTGAAGATTGGGAAGCTTTGTATTCAGAGGAGATTCACGACGGTTGGAGCATCTTCAACGAGTACGTTGCTGACAACTATTTGATGCTCAAAAGTAGTTGCAACTATACAAAGTTTGTTGAACTTTTGATGAAACCAGAACATTATTACTCGGCAGATCCGTCTCCACATGCTATCCGTGCATGGGTATCACTCAGGAGGGTTCGAATTGTAAAAGAACGAGTCGATCCTGAAAGTTTCTACAAGTGGTTCGATATTAATGTAAACCTATAATAAATGTTTGATATTACATCTCCAAAGGTGTTTACACCAGCACTTTTGTTTGCAATCTTAAGCCCTGGACTCTTGGTGGGAATCCCACCCGGTTCAGGTCTTTTGGTTCAGGTGTGCATGCACGCCCTCCTTCTTTGCATATTTAATTACCTGATTATCAAGTTTGTGTTTAAATTCAATATGACAACCGCTGATATCATCGTCCCAGGAGTGCTGTTTGTGGCACTGACCCCAGGGGTTATTTTAAGCATTACTTCGGGACAAACCGCAGTCGGTATTCATGCCGTTGTATTTTCTCTTTTTTATGCATTACTTCGCGGACAGTTTCCAGAATATTATTAAACGGAACTCATAGAAGATGGTGAAAAACCTCGTTATAGGTCCCGGGGCTATGGGGTATTTCATGTACCTCGGAGTCTTGTCCAAACTCAAACAAGATGGTCAACTTGAGGGTCTCGAGGAAATTTCAGGATCAAGTGCAGGTGGTATGGTAGCCTTTACCTACGTACTCTCAAATGGAAATATTCCAGCTATTCTCGACTATTCACTGTCTGTTCCAGTCGGAGACATAATGAAACCAAATATTAAAAGTCTTTTGAATAATTACGGACTTGTTTCATCTAAAAAAATTCGAAAAGCTCTGGCAGAAATGTGTAAAAAATTTACAGGAAAGGATGACCTCACATTCAAGGAACTTTACGAATTGAATCCAGTGAAACTTCACATATCGGCATATTGTGTGGATTTCATGAAGACCATTTACTTTAATATAGATTCTACACCTAATATGAGTGTTCTCGACGCTGTTTCAGCCACAATAGCTGTTCCATTTTTATTCGCACCCGTAAAACTCGGTGATGGATATAATTACGTGGATGGTGCGACGGTAGAAACTACTGCCGCAAGTCCATTCGTGGACCGAAGAGACACGTTAGCTCTCAGAATTGCGTGGGGACGTCTCTCCGATGTGAAGGATCTCAAGAGCTACGCACTCAGTGTTTTATTTTCTACTATGAAAATGCGGCACGTCTATGCAGTCCCAACCCATGACATAGATATTCCCGATGATGACATATATGATTTTAATGCATCAAATGAGAATAAACTGAAAATGTTTATGATTGGTCTGTCCCAAAATTTTTCAAAGTATATAGTATATGAACACCCTACCTCTCACTCGGAGGTCTCCGAATAGGTCCCCGAACCGGTCCCCCAACCGGTCTCCCAACCGGAACAACAACGGGCGCCCTCGCCTTCGTGAGGGGCAGGTCCGCCGTATTGTTGCTCTGATTATCACGCTTGTGGTTTTGTTGTATCTTAATAACTATGTCATGGGAATGTCTGCCGGGGATGCACTCAAGGTGCGCCGTATGACCCTTAATTCCTTTTTAAAATTCAAAAATATAGTCCAGTCATCCTTTGCAGGATATGAGGGTGTCATAGAGGCGGGAGCCTCCTCTATCGTAGCTGTTCTTCACCGTAAGTTTCAGACGGGCACCTTGCGTCCCAATGTTGCAAACCTGGCAGTTGGAACTGTAGCATTCACTGTGAGTTATCGAGGAGGGGCACGCACTTCTAATTTTATAAACAAAATTCATAAATATAACAACTCTCGTTTCGGACGTATATCTGGAAGAACTTCGGCGAATGCAGAGATGGTCAGGACTGGTATCATCACCATGATTGCATGGCTCGTTTCGAGCTTGAATTATTTCGCGGCTGAAAATGTAGCTGGTATTGTCCGGGAGGAACTGCGGGTACGTGGTCTCGAGCGTTCGACCCCTGCTAAGCTCGTGAATTACGGAGCTACGACTTTGAGGCTGATGCTCTAATGAGCGCGAGCAAGGAACAAATTTCCAGAGTTTGAATTAGATGAGTATGATTGAACAGGTGAAAGTCTCCGGGGGCTCGGGCTTGGGGTCTTGGGACGTGTAGGGCTTGGGGTCTTGGGACGTGTAGGGCTTGGGGTCTTGGGACGTGCAGGGCTTGGGGTTTTGTTTCGGCGTTGACCTCTAAATTTACTCCATAATTTTTGTGCTATAAGAAGTACAACTGCGGCACCAATCTTTCGTGGATGTTGAGTTACAACATGTTTCGTTGCGCGCGCTGTACCCTTGACAACACGCACCGTATTCCCGACGGCTTTTGTTCCAACTGCGTGACCTATATATGCCACAGCCAACGCCGCCCCTGCTTTTGTCTTGCGTGGATGCATCTTTGCCACATTTGCAAATTTAACACCTACTTTAAACCATCTCTCATTTCCAAGTTTTTCTACTGCAAAATTCCAAAGTCCCCCCTTAATATTTTCACCTCGAGCAGTTGAATTTCCGGGCAACATCAAATAATCAAAAACTACATGTGAAAGTTTTGTCGCAGCTTGACGTCTATTATTACCAGCTTTATTTGAAATTACTTTATTTGCTGCATTTGCTATTGCCTCTCCTTCATTCTTACTGTACCCGGATTGAACGAGAAGTCTCTTGATGGCGGGTTTTTGTTCTTCTGTCAAAAATATTTGAGCCAACTGCTTCACATTCAGCATTTGTCCGGGTGCAGCTGCAGAAACTTTAAACTTATTCAAAGTATAGGTGACTGCTCGAGCAATTTTAGAAGGTCTAAGAGGCGAAAGTGTATAGTAAGTATTCAATATACGTTTCTTTTCTTCATTGGAAATATTTGAAAGACGAGATCTAACAATTTTACGCTTTCCAATAGTACCTCCACGGCTATTTGCAATACCATACCTCTTCACATTTTCTGGAATCATAGCCAACAAGATTGCATTGATTTTTTCGCGTTCGGCATTATTAAGAGAGGTTCGAGGTACGGATGCTGATCCAGTTCTTCTGGTTACCGATCGTAAAGCCCTCCCGAGACTTGCCGACATCCTTAATACTTAGAAAGATTATTTTTATATTTATTAATGGAATCTGTGGAGCAACGACGTATCGTGTTTTCTGCAGCCCAGGACATATGGTCTTCCCTTGGTCCAGGGTACAGCGAGTCTGTGTATCACTCAGCCTTTGAGGTGGCTCTGAGAAAGCGCGGCATTTCATACGAGACGGAAAGAATCATTCCCGTATCTTATGAGGGTCAAAATGTGGGTCACGTCAGGGCTGACCTCATAGTGGGTGACACTGTCATAGAACTCAAGTCAGTCTCACGCCTTACTGATCAATTTCGAACTCAAATTCAAAATTACATGAAACTCCTGGGTATCCAAAAAGGGATACTCATCAACTTCCCCTTGGGGCTGGCGCGCACTCCCGAAATTGAATCAATTTTGATCCAAAATTAAATTAAATTGTCTTAATAAACTCCCACTCGAGTTCATCGCATATTTTCTTCCATATCTGATCCTGAATATACAGTTTCTCCTTTGACTTGAGCAAGGGGAAACATGGAAGATATTTGTCTTCCTCGAGCAATTCACACATTTTATAAAGAACATATGAATAACTCAAAAAGTTTTTACGTGCCGCAGGTTTATGCTTCTCGAACGGTGCTTGAATCTTGTGA